CATTTCAATCAGATATAGTTTCAATAAACTCTTATAGATGTGTAAGAACATCATTAGAAGAAGCTATTGCTAATGTAATTGAAAGATGGGGTGGACATCTTCTTAGAGATAATTTTACTATTAAATTAAAGAGTAATATTGGTCAAGATAGAGGAGTAGTAATAGCATATGGAAAAAATCTAATAAACATTAACCAAAAAGAAAATTGGGATGATGTTGTAACAAAAGTTCTGCCAGTAGGAAAAGACGGAACATTATTGCCAGAGATATATTTAGAGCTAGAAGAAGAACTATATGATATTCCTTATACAAAAATAGTTTCATTTTCACAAGATAATATATCAGAAGAGGATTATAAGAATGGAGAAGACACAGATAAAGCAGCATATAATAATGCACTTATTGAAGATTTAAGAAATCAAGCTATTAATTATTTGAATAATAATAAACTTCCTAAAATCAATTATACTGTAGAAGCAAATATCAAGGATGTTTCGGATGTTGGTGATATAATTTATGTAAAGCATCCAAAATGTAAAATTAATTTAACAACAAATGTTATTTCTCTTCAATATGATTGTATTTTGAATAAATATGTAAAAGTTGAGTTTGGAAATTTTAAAAATAATTTAAAAAATTTGCTAAAAAAATTTACAAGCATAATGGATGAAAAGATTAAAAAAATTAATCCAGATTCTATTATGGAAGGAGCAATAACTAAAGCAAGTGACTTAATAAAAAATGCATTAGGTGGCTACGTTTACAAAACAAATAGTGAATTATACATCATGGATACTAATGACCCTAAAACTGCTAAAAAAGTGTGGAGATGGAATCTTAATGGATTAGGATATTCATCTACTGGGGTAGACGGAAAATATGAAACGGCAATAACGATGGATGGTTCCATTGTAGCGGATTTTATAACCACTGGTAAATTAAATACTAATTTAATAGAGGGATATAACGAATTAATTTTAAAAACAGATGAGTTATCATCTAAGATTAGTGATGTGGCAGATATAACTACTAGTGGTGAAAGTGAATATGGTTCAGTAAATTTGGTTAAAGTAAATGAAAGCGAACCGATTGCTATAAAAGTTCATCCAACTACAGAAGATATTTCGTATTTATACCCAAGCGACGATTTGTATCCAAGCGATGAGTTATATTTGATGAATAGAATAATAAGGTTCACTAATACTGATACAAATGAAATATTTGATTATGAATTACCTGATGATTTATTATTTTATGATTCCAATAATTATGATGAATTTATATTGAATTATAATAGTCAAATATGCTCAATTACAAAAAGAGTTGAATATGATAAAACAACAAGCAAAAATGTAATGAAGACTAACGAAGAGACTGTTGATTATGAATTCCCACTTATAGCACTTTCAGCAGGAAACTACACTGTATCTTTACCTGGATATCAAAATGCTTATATTTATGTTCAATTAATGGCATCAAATATTTATACAACACAATTTGCAACAAAAATTGAAATGAGCAGTGTTACCAAAAACATAAATTTGGAAATAGAGAAAAAAGTAGATAATAAAGATTATACGGCAGCTCAAATATTAATGAAGATAAACGGAGATACTAGTGAAACATTAATAAAATCGGATAAATTGGATATAGATGCGATAGCAACCTTTACTAATAAAAGACTTGCTTTAGCTGGCACAACAGTTATAAACGGTGCAAATATTACAACCGGAACAATTTCATCCTCAAGGTTATCAAGTGATGTAATTACAACAACTAATTTTTCAGCACAGGAAATAAATGCTGATAAAATTACATCAGGAACGATTTCATCTTTAAGGTTATCAAGTGATGTAATTACAACATCTAATTTTTCAGCACAGGAAATAAATGCTAATAAGATTAAATCAGGAACAATGAGTGCAAATAGAATTAGTGGTGGGACTTTGAATATAGGAAACAACACATATTATTTAAGAATGCAAGCTACAAATGGAGCTTATACAAATAATCCATCATGT